ATGGCGACGGCAACCCGGCTATCCTGGCAGCATACCGCAAGATTGAGCGAACCATGACACACAGCGAGCGGTCCCTTGTCATTGCACTGTGCGAGGGCGGGCACGTGCCGGTTGACGTGCAAACATATCGCAGATTGCGGGGCGGGCTTATGGCGATGGCGGGTGTTGACAGACCCCGCAAAAATGTGCTAATCGCGTCCTAACTAATTGCGCCCGGTGGAAACACGCGGGCGTTTTGCTTTTCCAATCCGCGACCTACTTCCAACGGCTGAACCGGGCGTCGTCACAGAGCGGGTATGCGAAAGTAAACGCTGCGGTCGCAAATCATGTTGTGCAGCGAATACCCGAGACCGGAACACAACATGCGCGCATTCATCCAAGCACTCGCAGAGGCCATGCGCCAACCGCCAAGCCCACACTGCGCGCAACTCTCTCGCAAGGGCCACGAGGGCGAGGGGATAGATTGAGGCATAATGGCTGAAAAGGGACGACCAACGCTATTTACAGATGATTTGGCACGCGAAATCTGTTTTCTGCTTTCCATCGGGCAATCGCTTCGCCAAATTTGTCGAGCGGATGATATGCCAGAGGCAAGGACGGTTCACTATTGGCTTAACGATAAGCCGGATTTCTTTCAGCAATACACGCAAGCAAGAGAGATCCAAGCCGATACGCTGTTCGATGAATGCCTCGATATTGCCGACCAGCAAGAAGACGATGTGAAAACTATCGACGGCGTGGATCAGACAAACCACGATGTTATCGGTCGTGCGCGGCTCCGTATCGATACGCGCAAGTGGATGGCCGGAAAGCTGAAATCGAAATACAGCGACAAGGTTGTTAATGAGCATGTGGGCAAGGACGGCGGGCCAATCGAAACCAAGGATATGAGCGATATCGAGATGGCTCGGCGCGTGGCGTTCATGCTGCAAAAGGGACTGCACGACAAGAAGGCAGAATAGCCTTGGACCTTGATGAAATGCTCGCGCGGCTGTCAGGCATGGCCCCGGAACAAAAAGCCGAGATGGCTGAAATGGTCAGCGCATCAACGGGGGGGAGCAAATTCATCCCGTCGCCGGGCCCGCAAACAGATGCGTGGTTTTGCAAAGCTGATGTGTTGCTCTACGGCGGGCAAGCTGGCGGAGGCAAGTCAGCGTTGCTCTGCGGGCTGGCATTGGAGGAACATAAGCGCTCGCTGCTGATGCGCCGCAAGTACGTCGATCTGCAAGGCGGCGGTGGCCTGATCGATGAATTGCTGCGGCTGCATGGGTCGCGGGCAGGGTTCAACGGGTCGGCTCCACCCACGCTGCGTACCGACGATGGACGGGTGGTGACATTCGGCGGCGCAACCCATGTGGGGGATGAGCAAAGTTTTCAGGGTCGTGCGCGTGACCTTCTCGGCGTTGATGAGGCGGCGCAATTCACTAAGTCGCAAATCGATTTCCTTATGGGCTGGGTTCGCTCGGATGACCCAGATCAGCGCGTCAGGACTGTCTTGGCGTCTAACCCGCCAATCACGTCAGACGGCGATTGGATCGTTGGTATGTTCCGGCCTTGGCTGGACCCAACGCATCACAACCCGGCTAAACACGGCGAATTGCGGTGGTTTGTTACTGCGCCTGATGGCACGGATTTGGAGGTGGACGACGCCTCGCCAATAGAACTGAGCGACGGACGAACTTATCAGCCGACAAGCCGGTCATTCATTCCGGCCAGCCTCGGCGATAACCCATTTCTGCGCAATACTGACTATGCGTCACGCCTTGATGCCATGCCTGAGCCACTGCGCTCGGCCATGCGAGACGGCAACTTCATGCTCGCCCGCCAGGACGATCAATGGCAAGTGATTCCTACGCAGTGGGTGCGTGAGGCGCAATCACGATGGACAGACGAGAGACCGAAACACGCGCCAATGTCTGCCCTCGGCGTGGATATAGCGCAAGGCGGCGCAGACCAGACGGTTATCGCGGCAAGGTATGACGGGTGGTACGCGCCTATCGAGGCGTTCCCCGGATCGACAACGCCAACGGGCCGCGACGTTGCGGCTCTTGTTTTTACACGCAGGCAAAACGGCGCGACGGTCATCCTCGACATGGGCGGTGGATGGGGCGGCGCAACTCACGAGCATCTATTCAACAACGGCCTGAGCGGGCCGGGTGAACTGGTCAAGCATGTCGGCGCGAAGGCGTCAGTCAAAAGGACCGCCGATCAATCTCTTGGCTTCCACAACAAGAGGGCTGAGACCTACTGGCGGTTTCGCGAGGCTCTTGATCCTTCGCAGGACGGTGGGTCAAGCATCGCATTGCCGCCAGATCCTGAACTTGTTTCCGATCTGACGGCTCCGACTTATGACGCGACAAGCGGCAAGATTAAGATCGAGGCCAAGGAGGATTTGGTCAAGCGGCTGGGTCGATCACCGGACAAGGGCGATGCGGTGGTGATGGCATGGTCAAGCGGCCCTCGGCTTATGACGCACGGCAACCAATGGCGACAGTATTCCAAGCAATCCGCCCATACGGGCAAGCCTAACGTAGTGCGGGCAACACCCGGCAATCGGAGAAAATAGAACATGGCACAGATGTTTAAGACCCCAAAGACACCGACAATCGAGGCACCTACGCAAATGCCAACGGCTGACGATGAAGAGATCCGCCGTAAGAAGCGCCGCCGGATTGCCGAGGAAAAGAACAGATCCGGCGTGGACAGCACGATCCTGACGGCTGGTAGCCGCGAAACGATGGGCGGCTAAATGCTGCACTCTGACGCAAAGAGTCTGGTTGCCTCTGGTGATCGGCTGTTCGAGCAAAAACGCCCGCTTGACAGTCGGAATCAGGACATTGCAGACCATTTCTACCCAGAGCGCGCGGACTTCACGGTCACGCGCGGCGTGGGTGATGACTTTGCGGACCATTTGACGACTGGTTATCCTTCGCTGGTACGCCGCGACCTTGCCAACTCTCTCGGCTCTATGCTGCGTCCAGCGGGCCAGCAGTGGTTTCACCTCAAGCTAGATCGCGAGGACAAGGCAGACCACGAGGCAAAGCAATGGCTGGAATGGGCGCAAGGCGTTCAGACGCGGGCCATGTATGACCGGATGACGATGTTCAACCGCGCGACAAAGGAGGGCGACCACGATTTCGCCACCTTTGGCGGTTGTGTTATCTCAACAGAGGTCAATCGCCGCGACCAAGCCCTGCTTTATCGGTGCTGGTCGTTGCGCGATGTGGCATGGGCAGAGGACAGCTATAGCCAGATTAGCGAGATCCATCGCAACTGGAAGCCGACACTCCGCGAGTTGGTGGCGTATTTCCCCAAGACGGTGCATCCCAAGGTGCGCGAGCGGGCCGGAAAAGAACCTCACGCCACGATCAGCGTGCGTCATATCGTTTTGCGCTCCGATGATTACGGCGACAAATTCAAACAGCCGTGGACTTCGGTATTCATCGACTGCGAAAACCGCCACATTCTCGAAGAGCGGGGCAGTCGGACGCGGATTTACACAATCCCAAGATGGCAGACCATTGCCGGGTCACAGTATTCATTCAGTCCCGCGACGATGATCGCGCTGCCAGATGCGCGGCTCTTGCAAGCGATGATGTTCACGCTGCTGACGGCTGGCGAAAAGGCGGTTGACCCGCCAATGGTCGGCGTGGCCGAGGCAATGCGCTCTGATCTGGATATCAGGGCCGGGGGGTTTACCGCTGTTGATGCAGAGTATGACGAGCGGCTTGGCGAGGTTCTGCGCCCGCTGGCAACCGACAGTCGGGGCCTTCCGTTCGGCCTTGAGTTGGCGGATCGCACAAGCGGGCTACTGCGTGAGGCGTTCTTCCTGAACACCCTCTCAATGCCGCCTCAAGGTGGCCCTGAGATGACCGCGTTCGAAGTCGGGCAGCGTGTGCAGGAGTACATCCGCAACGCTCTGCCGCTATTTGAGCCGATGGAAGCCGATTATAACGGGGCGCTATGCGATATCACGTTTGAAACTCTTCTGGGTGAGGGGGCGTTCGGATCGCCCGACACAATACCGGAATCCCTCAGTGAAGCCGATGTGCAATTCAGGTTTGAATCGCCTCTCGCCGAAATGGTGGAGAAGCAGAAGGGCCAGAAGTATCTCGAAGCGAAAGCGCTGATTGCCGAGGCCGCGAGTATCGATCCAAGCGCCACGATGATTATGGACTTCCGCGCGACACTTCGCGACGTGCTGGAAGGCGTCCAGACCCCGGCCAAGTGGCTGCGGTCAGAGGCAGAGGTCGAAGCCGAGATGGCTCGCCAGAAACAGGCTGCGGACCAGCAGGATATGCTCGCAAGTATGGAACAGGGCGCGGATATCGCGCAAAAGCTGGGTGACGCATCGCAAAGCCTCGGCGCGACGGGTGCTATGTGAGCGGGACACGCAAGAAGCCCCGCGAATATGCTTGGGATCCGGCTGAATGGACGGCAGAGGAAGCTATTGCGGTTCAGGCTGTGGCTAAGGGCATTGCAAGCGAGCGAGAGCAAACGCGGGCAATGCGCTGGATTATTCATCAATGCTGCAAGTTTGGCGAATTGTCGTTCCGCAGCGATAGCGACGGCGGCGAGCGCGAAACCAGCTTCGCACAAGGCAAGTGGTTCGTGGGTCAACAGATTATGAAAATGGTGGACATGCCACCAGCGGTTATTGCGCAAATGCAAAAGGGCAACAAATGAGCGAGACAGATATTGTCACCGATGACGTAGCGCCAGAGCAAGAGACGCCAGAGCCTACAGGGCAGGAAAAGCCGTCTACGATACTGGACGCGCCTGAGAAGGAAGTTGCGTCTCCTGCGGATTGGCCGGAAGATTGGCGGCAAAAGCTGGCCGGAGATGATGAGACGTATCTCAAGCAGCTTGGCCGGTACAAAAGCCCACAGGACGTTGCAAAGGCCCTCAAGGCAGCACAGACCAAGATCAGCGCTGGCAACGCCAAAGAGCCTTTGGCAGAGGATGCTGATGAGGCGACGGTTGCTGCATGGCGCAAAGACAACGGCATTCCAGAAAAGCCGGATGGGTATTTCGAGGCGCTTAATTCTGGCGTGGTGTTTGGTGACGAAGACAAGCCAATCCTGAGCGACTTCATGGCCCAAGCGCACGAGATGAATGCGCCGCCTGCAATGGTTGATAAGTTCGTGTCGTGGTACTTCGGACAGCAAGAGCAAGTGATTGCCGCGCAGTCCGAGGCAGATCACCAGCGTGGCATCGCAATGGAGGAATCCCTGCGCGCCGAATGGGGCAACGAATTCCGGGCACAGAAAGGCGCAATTGCCAATTTCCTCGATTCCGCTCCAACGGCAGAGGACGGCACAAGCCTCAAGGATATGCTGATCGGCGCTCGTTTTGCCGATGGCACGAAGGTTCTCGGCCAACCCGATATGGTTCGCTGGCTCGCCTCTCTGGCAGATGACGCGAATCCCGCTGGTTTCGTAGCCCCTGCGGGCGGTGGATCGCAAGCGGCTAGTGTTGATGACGAGATCAGCGCTATCCAAAAGACAATGCGCGAAAACCGCGCTGCGTATGACAAAGACAACAAGATGCAAGAGCGCTATCGCGTTCTTCTTGAGGCGCGCGAAAAGCTATCTTCCCGCGCCGCCTGACGGACACCCCGGAAACGGCCCCGTCGATCCCGACAAACCTAAAATTCAGCACAACCTAACGACGCCCCAAAAGGCAGCGGACACCCCAGCAATGGCTCCGCAGTCCTGATGGTCACCCCTCGTTGCATGTGCCTCACGCTCTCACAAATGAGGTATTCCCAATGAGCGTTTCAGCAGCACAAATTCAGTTTCGCGACGAGACAATCGCGGCCTTTGAGGTCGGTGCGTCTCTCCTGCGCGACACTGTGACAACCGAAGCCGTTATGAAGGGCAACCAAGCGACCTTCCTGGTGGCTGGCACTGGCGGCGCATCCGCCGTCACTCGTGGCGTCAATGGCCGCATTCCTGCGCGTCAAAATGACAACACGCAAAACACCGCAACTCTGGTCGAATGGCACGACAAGGTTGAAGAAACTGGCTTCAACATCTTTGCCAGTCAGGGCAACCAGCGTTCGATCATGCAACAGGGCGTGGTCAAGGTGATGAACCGTCAAGTCGATGATGACATCATCACTCTGCTCAACACCGGGTCGGTCAACACCGGGTCGGCAGCAGTCGGGTCTTTGAACCTTGTTCTCAAGGCCAA